TTCAAATCGATGTTACCTTTATGATACTCCTTATGACAAGTCTCACATAAAGTAATAAGATTTGAAGGAGAATCACCTCCTGTTTTTCGAGATTCGATGTGATGAACATTCAAAATCGGGTCTTTTGACTTTCCTTTACAATGTTGACATTTATGCCCATCCCTTGCCAAGATATATTCCCTGACATTCCAAAAACCAAGTTGATCTCCTTCCTGATATTCATCACCGGAGATATCGGGATTCTTTATTTTCTGGGTATCAAACTGGGCAACCTCGACGATGACACGGGATACCGGCAGGATAGAACAGATGTTGTCGATAACACGGATATGAGCATCAATCCTATGTCTCACCGAAGGTGCTACCCATCCTGTACGTTTGCTTTTTATCCTGTTATCAAAACGAGGTTTTCTATACCTCAACCTATTTCGTCTCGTTCTTCGTAACTCTCTTCTTGTAGACAAAAGTTCTACAATATCACTTCTAAGAATAACTTCACTGCTGTAAAGTTCTTTGCTTTTCGTCGTTGCTGATAGACCAACATGTTTGGTTCCGGCATCGACACCTAACACAATCTCTTGTTTGTAACCTGATGTCTTGTACATCAATTTGATGGTAAAAGGACATGTGTTCACAACGACCGCTTTGCTGTCTTTTAGCAGTCTCCTAACCTTCCCATGCCTTGTCGTAGGCATCATCGGTTTACCATCTATGTCCTGTATATACACCATTTTACAAACTAATTCAATGTTTATTCAACATAAGTCAGGGTAAAAACCCTGTTAGTACCCATCGCCAATGTTATTTTGAGGTTTTATATATAAGCAATACTGTTTCGCAAATACACTACTCCTGTTTAATCACTTACCTTAGAGCAAGGAACTTGGGCAAACATTCCTTGGTAACTATGTATTCTCAAATAACGTAGACTCTGTTTCAAGACTTAGGCTAATAATCCGATCCTTATGGATATATTAAAACCATATAATGAAATTATATGGAATTAATATTATTTTAGATTATTTCCTTTTTGCGTTACTTAAAAAAAGAGGAGAGGAATATCCTCCCCTCTAAAAACCAAATTACATATATGAAAAAACTTAGCCGAAGTAGTTCGGTTGAAGCTCGATAATCAAGAACTTACTGTTATCCATAACCCAAGCCGCTGAAGCTGAGTGGCACCAGAATTGCTCTTTCATGCCCGGCAAGGATGATACGATCTCATTACCGTTGGCTTTGTGTGCCCAACGACCGTACTCATAACCCCACCACATACTTACACCTTCTGGTTTGATATAGAATACGTTGTTGTTCATATTACCTAACTTAGCGTTAGCCGTATTAGGAATAGCGGAATATGCGTTAGTCGATCCAGCGTCAGTGATATTCTCGATAATACAAGAATAAGAGGATCTAGGATACATGCCATTCACCAACTCGCTACGATCTGTCATGTCGGCGTAATCCAAAGAAGGATCATGCTCGAACTCAACATTACCGATGCCCGGGATGAAAGCTCCCTTAACCTGAACAGGACCTAAGATCATGGCGTCGTTAGTACCGGAAATAGGATTAGAAGGCAACATCCTATCGCTTCCCATACCCCAGCTTAAGTTCTGCAAGGTAGTGAAGAACGATTCCCTGATCAACTTCTCTAAGTTAATCATAGCCATAGCTCCTACCTTGAACTTAATCTTACGTTCCGTAATAGGAAGATCCTGACGTCCACGGAAAATATAAGCTGCGGCAGCCATAAGCGTATCCTTAGTAATACCCATCGGGCGGCTATAGTAGATAGTGTAACCACGGCGAAGCTGACGATAGATACCTTCATTCAAATGGATAGGACCATTTTGATCCATGATAATACCACCTTCTTGCCACATCAACTGTCTAGCTTCCAGCTTAACCAACTCAGCCATACAGAACACCTCCAACGTAGAGGCTACTTTAGCTGTACGCAAATCAAGTCTACCATTAACAGTCTTACCGATAATAACCAGATCAGGAATATTACCCTCATACTCACTTCTCATGGCATTCATACGACGAAGAGCGGTCTCCACAAACTCTGAAGTGCTGTTCTGGGCGGCCTGCATGGACTTCATACCAGCATACATAGTTGTCTCTCCTTCAACACCACGGTGGTTTCCTAAACGGAACTCACAGGTCATGGAACCGGCCTTGTCAGCTCCAGATACCTTAGAGAACTGAGTGCTGTACTCACCAAGAGCATGACCGATCTTCCAATAACGGATACCAGGACGTAATTTCTCTTTAGGGAAGTATTTAGCCTTACCACCGATAACACGACACCAATAACGTGTCAAGTCACCTTCTGTCTTAGACGGGATCTCACCTGAGATAAGGATATTACAGCCGTTAGCGGCGTCATAGGTGATGACATCATAAGCCGTAAACTCAGATGTATTCAAAACGATATCAAATAAGCTACCATCAATACCAGGTTTCAGGTGATGACCTGAAGTATCCTCAGCCGTAACGACAGCGAATGTCTTTGTAACAGGAAGATCATAACGGAAAGAAGCTCCAATACCGTTAACAGAGATCGTAGCGCCGTTATTAATCATACCCATATACATCGGAACGGGGTAATTAGCGATATTAGAGAACAGATTCAAAAGACCCAAATGATTCTTATCAGGATCCTCATAATACCAGCTCGCCAATGAGCCTAAGTTATGCTCTACGAGCGAAGTCTTATAGTTCTTGGCATCGGTGAAGGCAATAACGTTATCACCATTCACGGTAGCCGGAAAACTTTTTGTCAAAAATGGATTCATTTCTATTTATTTTTAATGTTATACACTCTTTGATCCACTCAGATCAAGGAAGTTAGCCTCTATAGTATCATTATCGATATTATTTTTATTCTGCTTTCCTCCCTTATTGCCAGAAAGAAGAGTGATGGTCTTCTTATTGACCTCCATCTTAACCTTGTTAGTTTTCTGTTTAAGGAACTCGTCCTTATTCATCAAGAACAAGGCCAGATCAGCGGCCATGTCCGGATTCTTGATAGCCTCCGAATAAGCTTTATCTATAGCCGTATGACCTTGATTGTCTATCGGCTTGGTAACGAAATCGACAGCCTTACCTATCATCGTGTCAGTCAACTGGAATCCTGAGCTTATAGACGTCTTAAGACCTTTCTTATAGATCTTCATCTGCTCAATCAACTCCTGTTTCCTTTTCTCGGATTTTTTCTTCTCCTCCTCGATAAGGTTATCCATCTCCTTTTTCAGGATATCATGGAACTTATTGGCCTTGGACTCAATGAACTCATCGCCCTTGCCAATCATCATCTCCATATTATCCTTTATCTCGTCTTCCGGCATACCCAGCATCTTATAATAATGCTGGATAACCGCAAGCTGATCATTCTTGTTGCTCATATCAAGGTTGTCCAACGGAGCCTGAATATTCTGATATTGGCTTAATAGTTGGCCAACGTTACCACCGGCCTTATCCACCTCTATCATCTTCTTCATAAAGTCAGACATAGAACCAGTATCAACCTTATCCTTCAACAACTCATCAGCCTTATCCTTGATCAATCCCTCCACTATATCAAGTAGATCATCTTCTTTTGTGATAGTAGAAAGATCGACTGGCTTATCATCTACCATAATATCAAGGTTATCGATACTGTCGATGATACCTCTGGCGGCCATCTTCTCCAAGAAAGATTTCCCGTTAAAACCTGACACCACGTTATTATTATCAGTACCGCCTTCGCCAA